CAGGCGAACGGGAACAGCGGCAGGTCGGTGATGAACTCGGCGAGCGCGTTGTAGAAGCCGCCCTCTTCCAGATACTCTTCTATGCGCTGCTCAGAGACTCGGGCTTGTAAGCCCGCTCTCTTTTTAGCAGCTTGGCGGGCACCCTCCATCAACTGCAGCGTGCGATCGCGCATCATGGTGGCATCGGGCGGCTGGCCGGTGGCCTGCTGCATCATGCCTACCTCGGCGGTAACCAACTGCTCCACCGACTGCATGACCTCGGGCGGCACGTCGGGGTCCGCCGGCGGGTCCAGCCCCCACGGACGCTGCGGCGCCAGATAGACGTCGCGGAGCAGCGAGCTGGCGCCGCGACATTTCATTGCCACAACCCGCGCATAGACGTCCGACCCGCCGAATTTCCTGATCTCGTTGAGCTGCTGGGTGTCGTAGCGGCCGTTGAACACGCGCATGGCGGCAAGCAGGCGGGATGACCAGCCGGAGCCGCCGTCGCGATGCCGCTTCATGATGTCAAACTGGCCGCGGATGTAGCCGGCGAGGCCGGTGATCTCCGTATTATCGCCGTTGACGGCTTCGTCCTCAGCCTGGGCGCGAGCGTCGTCCGCGGCCTGCAACTGCCTGTCGAGCTGCGCCGGGGGCACTACGCGGAGCACGCCCCGCTGCGGTAGTTCAGCCATGTGAAAACCTGCCAGGCTCGACCTGAGCCTCACAGATACAGTATGAATGGCAGGAATGACAAGTTCTTAGCAGTCGAAAGGCCTGACTGATGACTGACGTCACCACCACACCAAATTCAGTGACGGAGCTTCAACTTGTAAAGGTCGCCAGAGAACTGGCGATGGACATACATCCACTCGAAACGATACTCAAAACACACGGAATAACACCAACTGCATGGGAATCGCTACAGAACAACACTAGGTTCCAACGCATCCTGAGCAGTGAAATCGAGGCCTGGGCCAGCGCGGCCAACACCGCGGAGCGCGTCCGCCTCAAGTCCCTCTCGTTCGTCGAGGAGGCTCTCCCCGAATTTTATGCCCGCGCCCATGACGCCAAGGAGGCGCTGTCGGCCAAGGTCGAAGTGCTCAAGACGGTAGCCCGCTTCGCCGGCGTGGGGGTGGCTGCGACCGAAGCCGGCTTCGTCGGCGAGCGCTTCAGCGTGACCATCAACATGGGCCAAGGTCCTGACGCGCCCCAGCTCCGCATCGACAAGGCGGTTACCGCCACGGTACCGCCGATGCTCGAAGGAGAGGCCGTGTGAAGCCCGACCCGGACATGATCCTTTTCTACATCCTGTTCCCGATCCTGTTCTGGGGTCTCCTCCTCTGGTGGGTTTATCCATGACCAACATCGTCTACAACGCCCCGCCCACCTGCGCGTCGTTCATGAGATCGGAGAGTTTCGGCAGGCTGATTGCCGGCCCTGTCGGCAGCGGCAAGACCACGGCCTGCATCTTCGAGATCTTCCGGCGCGCCTGCGAGCAGGCACCGGCCCCCGATGGTATCCGCTACACCCGCTTCGCCATCGTGCGCTCCACCCTTAAGCAGCTTAAAGACACAGTATTGAAAGATATTACAGCTTGGCTGGCAGGTATAGCCAACTGGAAAGTCAGCGACAGTACTATTCATATCGAGATCGGCGACGTAAAGACCGAGTGGATTTTGATCCCACTCGACAACCCCGAAGACCAAGCAAGACTATTGTCGATGCAGCTTACTGGCGCATGGATGTCGGAAGCTATCGAAATGAATGTTTCCCTAATATCTCCACTGGCTGGACGCTGCGGCCGTTACCCCGGCGCCAATCTCGGCGGCGCCACCTGGATGGGCATCATCGCCGACACCAACATGCCCAGCGAGGGGTCGGACTGGTACAAGTTCATGACCGAGCCGTCCCCCGACTGGGACATCCATATCCAGCCCGGCGGCATGTCCGACGCGGCCGAGAACCTGGAGTGGCTGACGCAGACCCCCGAGACGCTCAGGATGCCGCTGGACGACCCGCGGCGGCTGAAGCAGGGCAGGACTTATTATGAACGGTTCATCCGCAACAACTCCGAGGACTGGTGCACCCGCTACGTCCACGCCCAGTACGGTGACGATCCGTCTGGGTCGGCCGTCTATCGCGAGAGCTACAAGGCGGCATTCCACCTCGTCGATGAGGTCATGCCGGTCAACGGCCATCCGCTCCTGGTGGGACTGGATTTCGGCCGCGACCCCTGCGCCATCATCTGCCAGCTCGACCACAAGGGGCGACTGCTGGTGCTCGAGGAGGTCATCGCCACTGATCTTGGCCTCGAGCTTCAATTGCAGCGCAATTTGAAGCCGGCTTTAATGGGCGAGCGGTACCTTGGCAAACCGGTCTGCATTGTCGGCGATCCGGCAGGTCGCCAGCGGTCGACCATGTATGAGGAAACATCGTTCGATCTCATCAAGCGGGCAGGGCTGATGGCTTATCCGGCGCCGACCAACAACATCGATGCGCGGATCAGGGCTGTCGAAGCGTATCTTGGGCAGCAGCGCGACGGAGGGCCGGCACTTGTGATCGACAAGAGCCGGTGCCCCACTCTCGCCCGTGCGATGGGCGGCGGGTATCGTTATGCCAAGCGCAAGGACGGTCAGCGCAAGCCCCTTCCCGACAAGAACGAATACAGCCATATCTCGGACGCCCTTCAATATGCGGCACTCGCCGCCCACGGGGGGATGGTCGACATGATCTCGATGCGGCTGGCGCAGACGGCACGGCCGAAGCGCGAAAGGTTCAGTGCAGCCGCATGGACCTGAACAGGTCCATCACTTCCATGCTGGCGTTGATGCTCCACGTCAGCATCTGCTCCTCACTCTCCTCGACGATCGGCTGCTCGCCGGTGAAGACGGTGCAGAGGTAGCGCTCCTCGCCCGCGTAGCCGATCGAGAACACCGCCATCCAACCGTTGCGCGGTGGCAGCGGCGGCACGCATGAGGGATCGCGCGTCGTCTTGACGAAGTACATGGTGCCGAGCTGCGTCTGCAGCCGGCTGGCCATTACCTGCGCGGTAACCTCGTCGACGAAGACGTCCGTCACGCTGCTTCCTTCTCGGTCGTCATCACCACCACATTCTGCCTGAGCCAGTCGGCGACGTCGCTCGGCCGGTACATGATGTTGCGGCCCACCCGCACGAACGGGGGGCCACGTTGCTTGCGCCGCCACTGCCGCAAGATCCCCCGCGACACTTTCAACTTAGCGGCGAGCTCGTCCTGGGTGAAGAGGGCAATGTCGTTCATCGGGGGTGCCTCATGAGTGATTCGTGCTTGAACTTAACACGTTGGGGCATTTTCGCGGAATGGGGGTTAGTTGTAAATTAACGTATTGTTAACGTGTGATTTTTTACCGTGCGAATTTCCAGGGTACCCAAACAACAAGAGGGGGCCGGGTGGGGGTGGGCCTGTCCAGTACCGGGTGGGGCGGTGGCACGGTCTACCGCTGCGGTCGCGACTCATTGGTCCCCACCTATATCAGGAAAGGATGCTCACATGATCTCAATGCTTAAATCAGTTCGCTCGGCCGATCGGGTCGGTTCCGATCGCAAGATCGGCCGATCGGTCGGTCGCGGGGTCGGCGGGGTTCAACTCGGGATTGCTCTCGAGTCGGGCTGTCGGCCGGTCGCGGGCGGGTCGACGGTCGCGGCCGTCTACGGTTCGAGCAATCTCGCCAAAGCGGGTCGGTCGTTTGAGGTCGATACATCCTTTGCCGATACGCTGGATCGGGCGGCCGTCGCGGCCGTTCGAGCGGGCGATGCTCAACTGGATCGGGCGCGCCATCGGGCGGTGCTCCGTCGCAAGTTCGCAACCTCAATCGTGTGGTGCTGATATGACCGATCTGTTCGGCGGGACACTTCCCGCGCTACCTTCCTATATGGTCGGCAAATTGTCCGATCGCAATGCGCGGTTCGCGCCTATGAAGTCGCGGCCTGAGCGCAAGGGTCCGCCATTACCGGACACGGTAATCACGGGCGGCGTCGGTCCGGCGGGTCCGGTCCAGTTCGCGCGGTTCGCGGAACCGACAACCTTTGTCGCTCCGGTTCCGGTCGCGGTTCGCACGGTCGCGCAAATGGAACGCGCAACGGTGCAACGGGTCGACGTCGACGGCGGCGAGTATGTCGTATTCCGCGATGGCAATGCGCCCGGCATCAATGATCTGCATCGCAAGAAAGGTTCGGCCATCGCGGGACCGGGCACGCCGGGTCGCGCTGCAATCGAGGGGCTCGGCGATGCTCCGTCGGCCGATCCGGGCTACCTTGCGCGGTCGCGCAAGTGGTTGCCAAAGTCCGGCCTTGTCGGCGACCGTATCGAGGTTAAGCGGTTGAACGTCTCGCCCGTGCGTAAGCCCGTGGTCGAGAAGGTCTATACCGTCGCGGTAAAGGGGCAGGCGCGGGGTTGAGGGAAGGGGGCGTCAGCCCCCTTTTTTCAAAGCCGGTGCCTATCATCGCGCCCGGCCATTGGCGTGCGTCAACTTCAGGCGGCAGCCCTCCTAGCTATGCGTCAGGCGCATGGCTCGGCGGCAGCCCCCTATATATATATTCTTTATTCTTTATTCTTCATTTTGGGTATGGTCCGGGTTGGGCGCGCGCTCGTTCACATAACGAGCGCG